CATCAAGAGATTCTGAATATGCATTTTAAATACGAATACTCTCCTATTGATATTAGCAGACTGACGTTACACTCATATGCTAATTGTCATAAGGTTGTATCTAGATTTAGACAGGAGCTACGAGAACTGTACCATGAATAACTATGCGAATTGCAACAGGTGATCTGGAAGCTGACGGCCTATTAGATACAGCCACAAGAGTATGGTGCGGAGTATTTAAGGAATCCACTGGCGTAATTAGAAAGTTTAGACCACATGAAATTCCTCAGATGCTTAAGTACATGGACACGATCGATGTTCTCAAGATGCATCATGGTATCGGATACGACTGGCCTTTACTCGAAAAACTTTATGGGTATACGTATAAGGGTAAGAAAGTGGACACACTTATCATGTCCCGCCTTCTTAATCCAAAAAGGCTGGTGCCGCCGAATTCTGTCGATAGAAACATCGGACCACACTCTGTTGAAGCTTGGGGTTATCGTTTGGGACGAAATAAACCTTCCCACGAAGACTGGTCTCAGTTCTCAGAAGAGATGCTTCACCGTTGTACTGAGGATGTGGAAATCCAAGAAGGAATTTACAATTCCCTTATGGTCGAGGCTGGGACTGGAAATTGGCGTAATGCCTTTCTCCTATCTTTCGAGTTATTTGAGAACCTACAAAAGCAAGAACAATACGGTTGGTTAGTAGATCGTCCACATATGGAAGCTTGCGTAAAGCAGCTTACTAGATGGATGGCAAAGATTGATAAGGCAATTACTCCTTATCTCCCATTAATTGTAGAACAAGAAGAATCAAAGATAGATGGTGAATATAAATACATCAAGAAACCTTTCCTCAAGAGTGGAAAACATTCCCAAAGCGTTATTGACTGGTATGCTAACACTGGTTGTTCTCCTAACTCTATCCCCGTTGGTGGTTGTTTTAGTCGTCTTAACTTCCGCCGTACCGACCTAAACAGTAACATGGAAACAAAGGACTTCCTCCTTGAATTAGGATGGGAGCCTTTAGAGTGGAATTACAATGACGCCGGAGAAAAGACAAGCCCTAAGCTTAGTAAAGATGACCCGTTTGACGGGATTGAGTCAAAGATTGGAAAGCTTGTTGCAAAACGTGTGCAATGTAGACAACGCCGAGGTATTATTGAAGGACTTATACAACTTATACGTCCTGATGGTAGAATCGGAAGTGCAATTAACACGCTTGCAGTTACAGGGAGGGCCACCCACAGAAACATAGTAAACATTCCTAGAGCGGGTAGCTTTTATGGTAAGCAGATGCGTAAGGCATTTACTTCTCGTAAAGGATATACGTTAGTAGGCACCGACTCTGATTCGTGTCAGTTGAGAATGTTGGCAGCTCGTATGGGCAGTGCTGCTTATATTGATGCCATCTGTAACGGAGATAAAAAGAAAGGGACAGATAATCATAGCCTCACAGCTAAGGTTGGTGATCTTGAAAGCCGAGATGTAGCTAAGAATACAATGTATTGCTTAATCTTTGGTGGGGGTGACCCTAAGCTTGCTAAGACGGCTAAGAAACCTGTAGGTAGCGGGAAGGCGCTTCGAGAGAAGATTTATAGAGGGCTTGATGGGTTTGAAGCTCTTGTTGAAAAACTCACAGCAGAATGGAAGAAGACAGCACGACAAAGATATAACGCTAAATTTAATCGAATGGAATATTTCGATGGCAAGATTATTGGATTAGATGGACGACCTATTGTTGTTCCCTCTGAACATATGATTCTTGTATACCTGCTACAGAGTGACGAAGCAATTATGATGGCGAAAGCCTATAATCTATTCCATACAAAAATGGAACAAGATGGCTATATCTTCGGTGAAGACTATGGTACTGTTTGCTGGATGCACGATGAATTCAACGTAGAATGTAAGATTGCCTTAGCTAATATCGTTGCTAAGCATTCTGAAGATTCTATTAGAGAAGCAGGAGAGTTCTTTAAAATCCCTTGCCCCCATCAAGGACAAGCTAAAATTGGTATTAACTGGTACGAAATTCACTAACATGACTAAACAAATTAAATCAGTAGAAAAAGCAATCGACGAAGTTGTTAACGGTAAGACTCAGAATCTAGATATTCTGTTTAATTCTGAAATGGAACTTACGTTTGAAGATATTGCAGGGTATAGTGTAAACTCTGCACTTGTCGCAATTATGGTTAAAGACGGTAGTACAATCATCTATCCTCTTGCCAACATCTTTAACATCCGTCACTATAACGTCTAAGGAATAAACATGCACAGTACATTCAACGGTTGGAAGCAGCAAGGTCGTGTTGTTGCATTTGGTGAACGTGGTCAATTCCGTAACGAATACGGTGACAAGATGTTCCATAAGAGTCAGACCGTCCCCATCGGTGGTGTTGAACGAATCACTGTCTACCGAGACACATTCGGCCGCTTCATCAAACAAACCACTACAATCACTCGTACTAAATAAGGAATAACATGGCTCTCAACGCAAAGAATATTCAGAACAACAATCGTCCCCAACAAGAAGTGCTAGAGGCTGATGTCTATCGTGCTCGTGTTGTCCAAATCCTAGACCTTGGCTTGCAGCCACAGCGTGCATATCAGGGTAAGGATAAGGCACCTGCTAATGAAATCATGCTCACCTATGAGCTGGTGGACGAATTCATGAAGGATGAAGCAGGTGAAGACATTGAAGACAAACCCCGTTGGATTAGCGAAACCCTCCCGTTCTATGGCCTGTTTGCTGACAAGGCTAAGAGCACGATGCGTTACAATGCTTTTGACCCTAGCGGTGTTTATGATGGGGATTTCAGTAAGTGTATTGACACTCCTGTCAACGTCACTGTGGTTAACAACGCTGTTGGTGACAAGGTGTACAACAATGTTGGTAACGTGGCTGCGATGAGTGCAAAGAAGGCAGCTACTATGCCTGAGCTTGTAAATCCGTCTAAGGTGTTTGACCTTGATGCTCCTGACATGGAAATCTATAACGCATTGCCTGAATGGCTGCGTGACAAGATTAAGAGCAATCTTAACTTCCAAGGCTCTGCTTTGCAAGCTGCATTGGGTGGTAAACCTGCTGTTAAGGCAAACCATAAGACCGTGGCGCAGCAGCGTCAAGCTGAGGATGAAGCGGAAGAAGAAGGTAACAACCCCTATTAATGCAAAGGGTTTGTAAAAAGTGTAAAGAGGAAAAAGATATCACCTCTTTCACTAAATCAAAACAGTGTTCTTTTGGATTTACACATACTTGTTTAGTATGTAATCGACAGCGTTGGTCTCCTTATTACAAACTGAATAGGGAAGAAAGAAAAGCTGTAGAAAATAAAAAGAATAGAGAAAAGAAAGCATTGCTTGTCGATCATTTTGGAAACAAGTGTTTTGATTGCAATCAAGAATTTCCTGATTGTGTATACGATTTCCATCATATTGATCCTACTCAAAAAGACTTAAAACTAAGTAGCTACAGAGCTGTTAGTGACTCTCTATGGAAAGAGGCTGATAAATGCGTAATGTTATGCTCGAACTGTCACCGTATCAGACATTGGTATACGGGAAAGGGGACTACGGATGCAGCCACTAATTGACGGAGACATCCTACTTCTATGAAATTGGATATGCTGCAGAAGCTGGATGGCAAAGTGAAGGCTTTCCACCATTCGACTATGCAGCTAATCTATTAGATATGAAGGTGGCAAACATCTGTGCTTTGGTTGGGGCTACGGCCACTCCTAAATTCTACCTTACAGGTAAAACTAATTTCCGCACAGATATTGCTAAGCTTCGTCCGTATAAAGAACGTCCTAGCCTTAAGCCGTTCCATTATTACAACCTTAAGGCATACATTAAAGGTAAGTATGATTGGTATCTCACAGAACTCCTTGAGGCAGATGATCTGCTCTCAATTGAGCAAACCCGTAAGCACAATATCCTTGAAGGCAATCCACTTGCCCACAGATCAATCATCGAAACAATCATCTGCACCAGAGACAAAGACTTACGGCAAGTACCTGGATGGCATTATGGATGGGAGTTGGGTAACCAGCCCCAATTCGGGCCTGAGTTGGTTGGAGAGGTTGGATATCTCCGAATCTCTGAGAACAAAAAGAAGCTCTCAGGAGTAGGTAGTTTATTCTTTTATGCTCAATGTCTCACTGGAGACTCTGTAGATACAGTGCCTGGGTTGCCTAGATTTGGGCCTGTTAAAGCGTTTGAAATGCTGTCAGGCTGCCCTACTACCTATGAAGCATTTAAACGCGTCCTAGAGGCTTACAGGGCCGTCTATGAAGATGTTGCAGAGAATGCTTTGCTAGAACAAGGAAGACTATTGTGGATGACGAGGGAAATAAAAGACAACAAACCGGTTCTGTGGGAATTTCCAACAATCCCCCAGGAGGAGGATGCTATCCCGGATGCTTCTACTATTCCGGTTCTTGTTTCAGATGTGACTGCAAGTGGCCCCTAAAACAAGAAATAACGGGCAATGGACCGAAGCTAGATACAACAGTTTCATAAAGAGTGCTCTTAGATCGGCCAGTCAGAGATGGCCCCCTCGATATACCATAATCTCTGAAGCGTGTGTTGGTCAGCGTATCAACCCTAAATCTGGCAGGCTTGCTAAGTTCTATACATGCAATGCCTGTCAAGATTCCTTTCCCTTAAAGGACGTGCAGGTTAATCACAAGGCGCCGGTGGTTCCTGTATCTGGATTCGACAGTTGGAACGGTGTCATTGAACGAATGTATTGTGAGAAAGACGGGCTTGAACTATTGTGCATCCCGTGTCACAAGAAAATAACTAAACAAGAAAACGAAGAAAGAAAATCTAATGACCCAGTATAAAGGCTTTGACACGTTCGAGGATATTGAAGACAGCACCCTGCGTAATCGTAATCGTGCTGTTGTCCTCTCCAATATTGCAGAAGACAGCTCACGTAATAAGAAGATTAGCCCTGGTGGTGCTGGTTTGATTATTGGTTATTTCAATGTAATTCCTGCTGAAGATAAGCGAGAGGTTAAAGAGATGTTTGTTAGTTGTATGAAGGAGCGTGGTTTTGCACTTACCAATTTTAGCTTGTCCTTGATGGGGGCAAGGGATTTTAAAGAACTCTCCTGCTTCT